AAATTTATTTGGTACAGAAACAGCATTGGTACAATCAAATCCTAATCTGTCATTAGTCTCATTATCAAGTGGTGCTAACGGTAGCGTAACAAGTATTTGGTTAGAAAATCAAAATGATATTGCTAATAGTAATATTGCAGCCGTATACGCATCAACACCAGGAGCTGTTGGTAATGTAAGAATAGTATCTGGTACTAATGGTGCAAATGTTTATGTTTGGGACTTTGACAATACTGGTAATTTATCAATACCAAGTAGAATAGTTGGAGTAAATGCACCTGATAACAATGGCTACTTACAATGGATAGGTAACAGTTCAGGTGATGGCAGTGGTTATACGACATTAAACTTAGTACCAGATGATACATTAACAAGTGGCGACCAGTATGTAATACTTGATCCTACAGGTCCTGGTCATATTCATATTAGAGCAGGTGGCACACAAGATGGCAGTAATGCAAGTTTATACTTAGGTGGTGAGAATAGTTACTTTATGGTGCCTGCAGGCAGCAATACATCAGTTTATGTTAATGCTGATGGTAATAGTTGGACATTTGGCAATGACGGTAACTTAAGTGCTCCAGGTGGAATTTCTGCTGCAGGTAATGTCGTAAGCAACGGATCTGCTAGATTCTCTGGATCATTTGATGAATCAGAGGCTTCAACCGCTGGTTTATATTTAGGCTACGCTGGCAACACATCACGAATAATGTTTGGCACAGGAAACACAGCACAAACATTTGAAATTGATAATGACGCTGGAAATCTAAGATTCTATCAACCTGGAAATACTAAAGCTACTCTAACTTCAACAGGTGATTTATCTATTCTAGGTAACATTACTGCAAATAATTTGAGTAATATTGTAGTTTGGACAACTGCTCCTGTAGCAAATACAAGTGCAGGAACTGCAGGTCAAGCAGCATATGATGCAGGTGGTAACTTGTATGTGTGCGTCACAACAAATACTTGGGCTAAATTCTCAGGTACAACAAGCTGGTAAAATAAAGCCCCATAAGGGGCTTTATTCATTCTGTAACAAAAAACGATAAATACTAGATATATTTGGAATATATCTATGAAAATCAAACAACTCTCAGAAACGACAGCGGGTGCAGTAGCAAGTGTCGCAATGCCAATAGGTAAAACTCATAAAAGAACGGAAGAAGCGGCTAATCCAGCACAACAAGCAGCAATTGCTATCAGTATGAAGAAAGCTGGTAAGAAGCCAAAGAACCTAAAAGAAAGTTATATTGAGAAGAATCCTGATAGTTTTTTAGATGACGATTTTTATGCATTTGATCCTGAAACAAAAGTGATTAAGGGCACCTGGAGCCACAAGTCAGTTGGCCGCAGACACCATGAACATGAAGCACAACAAAAGGGGTATGAGGTTGTTAGTGGTATGAGAGCAAAACGATTAGGACTATTAGTTAAAAATCGTGTAGCGGAAGGAAAAGATGAATCTTTACGTAAAGCTATAACAGATTATGATTATAATAAAAATAATCAGACACCAACAACGCCCTCTCCTGAACAAAAAGCACAAATAAAAAAAGACGTATCCGACTATAATAAAGAAAAAGAAGAAAAGCAAAAACAAGGTGTAAAAGAAGATTGGCAAAAGGTCAATAAGAGCGATAACACTGATGGTATGAGTCGTAAAGCAGTTAAAGCATACCGTCGTGAGAACCCAGGCAGTAAATTAAAAACAGCAGTTACTACAAAGCCAAGTAAGCTAAAGAAAGGTAGTAAGAGTGCTAAACGCCGTAAAAGTTTCTGTGCTAGAATGAGTGGCATGAAGAAAGCACATGCTAGTGCAAAAACTAAGCGTAATCCTGATAGCCCAATCAATAAAGCATTACGCCGTTGGAATTGCGAATCTATAGAAGATATGCGTAATCTTATTGAGAATGCAGAAAGAATGATTGCTGAAGAAAAGAAAAGATTAGATCCTAAATGCTGGGACGGTTACAAAAAGCAAGGCACTAAAATGAAGGGCGGAGTTCGTGTAAACAACTGTGTACCTATTGAAGAAGAAAATAAAGGCCTGTATTACAATGTGCAAAAAAAGCGTGAAAGAATTAAACATGGTTCAGGTGAGCGTATGCGTAAGCCAGGCACTAAAGGTGCTCCTACTGCACAAGCATGGCGTGATGCGGCAAAAACTGCAAAAACAGAAAGCAACATCATGCGTGGTATGTTAGAAGCTGCATTAAGTGAGGAAGAATATTAAGATCAAGTTTTGAAAATGCAAAACACATTTATCAAAGTATTAAGGATTTAAGTGAGATACAGGGACTTGATGGTTGGGTTCAAGCAAAGATTACTAAAGCTAGTGATTACTTAGAAGCAGTCAATCAATATCTTGAGGGTAAAAAAGAGATGCTTGAAATACAAAGTGAGGTAGATCATCAAGTTGAAGAACAGTATCCAGCTCAACAATATAGTCCAAGAGGTGTGCCATTAAAACAAGCTCCTACAGCACCAGTAAATGTACCTCAAGGTTGGCAAGCAAATACTCAGGCAGATGGTAGTACACGTATATCCAAACAAGGTAGTATGCCTAGAGCCCAGTATCAACAGAACATGGCAAACTATAAAGCACAAAACTGGACTCCACAAAATATTGCAGATTATGACAGAAGAATGGCTTCAGGTCAAGGATATTCTGATGCAGAAAAGTATGCAAATTATCAAGCTGGTGTAAAAGCAAGTGGTCGTGAGGATCCTGAGACACTAGCAATGTTAATACCAGATGAAAATGTTCGTAATCAATTACAACAACAACCAACAAATGAAAACGACAATGATAATTCGTATATGTATACCCAAAGAAGTTATACAAATCAAGATGGGGACGAGAGTTTTAACAGAAGAACTGCTTCAATTAGACCAGATAGTCAAGGTAACACACAAATAAGGGCGGTTGATACAGGAAGAGCGTTGGGTGATGAAATGACTATAAATGCTACTGTACCAAAGCACGTTAAAGTAAATATGGTCCCACAGCGTAACTTAAAAGAGACAGAAAAATTATCATCACGTGAAAAGTTTAAGCGCAGTTTGAAACGTGCAGGATATGATCCTGATGCCGGTGCAGATAGGTTGTTAAAGTTGATTGCTAGACAAGCAGAAGAACGCAAAGAGTTTGAAAGAAAGCAAAAAGAAGAGGATGAAGAATTCTATAAAAACAGAAAGTTAAAAGAACAAGATCCTCAACCTGTTGATAATAAACAACAAGAACAACCAAAGTCAAACAAATTGTTTGATGTATTAAGGAGTATAGGTGATGTTGCATTGCCTGTTGGTAGAGCAATTTACGGCATGCAAAACAGAGATATTCCTGCAGATGTAAAGGGTGAAATAAAAACACGTTTACATAATTATGTTACAGGCGAGCCAAACAAATGAAATTTATAGAACTTTTTGAAGGTGCTGAACCACAATTACCAGGTGCACCAAGTGGAATACAAATTATGACTCCGCAACAATTTGTTGCTAAAAGTCAATCAGGTCAAGAACCAACTCCTGATGAAGAAGTTGAAGAATCAGCTAAAACAAATAAATTTGAATTTGGAAAAAATTTTATTATTTACGCTGAAATACCAGATGAAAAAAATGGTCCTTTTATTCCTCAAAAATTAGAGTTTAAGTATGGTAAAGACGAGGCTCATGCTGAAGAAATTTTTAAACAATTACTAAACCATGGCGGTGTAAGACATAAAAATGTAGTTGCAAAGGAAATTTCAATAGATGAAGCTACTAAACTTCCAGCGAGTACTAGAGAATTAAAAGGACAAGAACTTACGGATTATCTAGACCGTATTCGTGGCACCACTGATATTGATAAAAAGACCGGGCAACCTAAGGTTGATAAAAAGGGTAAAGAAAAGTATATAAGTGGTAAAACTAAACTAGACAAGTATAGAATGCCATATATTCATCGTAGTGCAGTATTAGGTTTCTATTCACCTGAAGGCAAGAAGTATGATATTGATAAATTAAAAGATGCGATGAAGCAGCGTCCTGCTAAGTTATTAAAGCAGAACGAAAAAATGAAACACAGCAACGGAGAACTAGAACAATTCTAGTTGGTTCTGCTGTTGATGAGACAACAAATGAAATCATTATCGTTAATACTTGTCCTGGTGCAGGCTCATGTAAAGTAGATTGCTTTGCTATGAAAGGTGGTAAGATTCAATATGATGGTCCTTGGTTAAGCGATGCACGAATTCTTACTTTCTTATTAAATGACCCAGAAGGTTTCAAAGCACAATTAAATTCTGAAATTGCTAAAGAAGCAAAAGCAGGCGCAACTTACAAAAAAGGTCCCTATAGCGTTTCAATTCGTTGGCATGATGCAGGTGACTTCTTTAGTCCTGAATACTTAGGTTTAGCATTTGATATTGCAAGGGCTAATCCTACAGTTAAGTTTTATGCTTACACAAAAATGGCTAGTGCTGCTCTTGCACAAAAGCCAGCAAACTTTATTATCAACTGGAGTGAAGGTGCTCATACTAGCCAAGAAAAACAAATTAAAGCGGCTGATCCTAACCTAGAGCGCACAAAGAATTCACGCATTGTTCCTGATAAACTATTCCAAGATTTATTGGTTAAGGACGAAAAGGGTAATTTAATTAAGGGTAGTGACGGCCAATGGCAAGTACAACCTGACAAACTTAAAGAATTAAAAATGCGTTTAGGACAAGCATATGGTATTAGTGCAAATTCAATATTATCATATGATGAATATACATCAAAACCAAAAACAGGTGGAATGAAGTACAATGTTATTGTTGCCCCTGGTGAAGGTGACATAAGTGCTAACGATCCAAACGTATTAAGCACATTATTATTGAGACATTAAAATGCTATCAGATAACTTAAAAGTATTATTAGCAAGTACGCAAAGCTTTGCAATCAAATCACAAAACTTTCATTGGAACATTGAGGGTAGTGATTTCCCACAATATCATGAATTTTATGATAATCTTTACAATGATGTTCACAACACAATTGATAGAATTGCTGAGTATGTAAGAATATTAGGACACTATACTCCTGGCAGTTTACAGCGTTATGGTGAACTGACTATCATTCCTGATCAAACAAAGATTCCTAGAGCAGAATTAATGTTTATGGAAACATTAAGTGACATTGAAAGAATGCTCGAATTAATTATACCTATGTTTGATGAAGCAACTAATGAAAGACAACAAGGTATTGCAAACTTTTTAGCAGAGTTACAAGATTTGTATGGCAAGAAAGCTTGGTTCATTCGTAGTATTCTTAAACGTGAAAGAGCATAATGGATCCAAACACTAATCCAGATGATGATCGCCCAGTTGTTCCTTACGGAGAACACTAATGAAAGCCAAAGAGTTTTTAGAAAAAATTAACAAATATTCAGCTAGAGTCAAAGTAAAAGTTGGAAGCAATTCTACGACAGTAAATACTGTTGTATTTGCAGATAACGTATCGCAAGCACGTGCATTATTACAAGCAGCATATGGTGATAATAGCGTAGTTTCATTAGACAAGTTGAGTTAATTTATGATTTCAGAAATGGTTATTTGGGGTTTCTTTAGTGCAATGGGTTGGATGGCAGCTAATTGGACAGTGGATCAAGTAATTCAAGAAAAGAAAAAAGAAAAAGAAGAACAAGTTTGTTCTGATTGGAAAGAAGAAAAAATGCCTGATGGCACTATCCACAGATCAAGAACTTGTAATACAATACAGGCTTCACCTTAGGACCGTGAGGGCGCGGCTGCTGCGCTATCCAAAGGAGTCGTGCCCTGAGGGTTTAAGTGAGCTACAACATTATGATCAATATACTCTACCTACTTTTAACAACACATATAACAATAGCATGTGTTACACTTTATCTACATCGTAGTCAAGCGCACAAGGGCTTAATTTTTAATCCAGTCATATCGCACTTTATGAGATTTTGGCTTTGGTTAACTACTGGTATGGTTACTAAAGAGTGGGTAGCAGTTCACAGAAAACATCATAGATATTGTGAAGAAAGCCAAGATCCGCACAGCCCACATGTGCATGGTTTTTATAATGTATTATTTAAAGGTGCGTTACTTTATAATGATGCTGCAAAAGACAGAGCTATGGTGTCATATTATGGTGTTGGAACCCCAGATGATTGGATAGAAAATAATCTATATTCAAAGCATAGTAAATTAGGAATAACAATACTATTGTTAATTGACTTATTAATGTTTGGTTATTGGGGATTGTTAATTTGGGGCATACAAATGATTTGGATACCATTTTGGGCTGCAGGAGTCATAAATGGTGTAGGTCATTTTTGGGGCTATCGTAACGGCGAAACAAGAGATAATAGTAAAAATATAGTATTAGTATATTTAAAGTTTTAGGGTTGGTTAAAGTCAAGCCCTAATCCGATAAATATATTAATGCGTATATCAGACTTTAAAATTCACAACACACAAAAACTAGACCGTATTCTCGCAAAGTTATGTGAGATGATTATTGACGGGCAAAAAGACGATCCTGACTACTATGGTATGGTAGCAGCATGTGTACTTGACACACAAGACGAAGCTGTTTGTGCAGTCAATTATCAGAAAGGTGATCAGCGAGTACACGCCGAAAAAGCAGCGGTTGAAAAATATATGAATCAATACGGCGACATACCTGCTGGAAGTATCATAATTACTACACTAAGTCCATGTAGCGAGATGATGAGAGAACGCTATGGAGACGACTGCACAGACTTGATAGAACAGATAGGAGTGCATAAAGTATACTGCGGATATGAAGATCCTACACAGGATGACAGTAGTAACTATGTGCATAAGACGTTTCATGTAATGGAAACAAAAAATGAAAAACTTAAAGAATTATGTAAGTCTTTTGCTGATACATTTTTAGAAAAAGAAAAGATAGCAGAAAATAAACAAATAATGGAAGCAGTATTAAAAGTTAATACCGAAGAAATGGTTCCTAAATTTGTTGAGTGGTCAAAGCGTGTGTTGAAATTAGAATCTGATCCTGAGATAGAATTAAGTTATGATACAGAAGAAGCACAAAAAGGCCATCATACTGGTCGTCACACTACAGACGATAATAAAGTATGGGTCTATGCAAAGAATCGTAACTTAGTAGACATATTAAGAACAGTATTTCACGAATTAGTTCATGTACGCCAAGGTGAGTTGAATATGATTAAGCCAGGTGACAGTTATCCTGGTAGCCCAATAGAACGTCAAGCAGATGAGTTGGCTGGAAAATTCATAAAGATATTTGGTGAAAAACATCCGGAGATTTTCCAATGAGAGCATACGAATTTATAACAGAAGGAGCACAACAATCTGCTAACAAGTCAAGATTGAATAAAACTATTGCCAACTTAACAATAAACGATGTACCTAAACCTTTTATTGATGCATTCAGAGAAAGAGGAATAACAAACCCTAATACTATCACTGCATATTACAAAGTAGCAGGTAAAGAAACAAAGGCATTAGGCGGTCCTGAAAACATGGACTATAGTACAACACCTAATAAAAGAATTGTGAAACTATTTGGTGAACCTAATAGTTGGCGTGGCACTAATAAGAGTAATCCAAATAATCTTAATTATTTGCCACCTGAAAAACTAGATTGGCTTAAGAGTGATCCTCAAAGATTTGGGCAGTTTCTATATGGTGGACAACGTGCAAAGATTGTTCCTGATGCCAAACAAGGTTATCGTATGGAATTCAGTAAACCAGAAGATCAACAACGTGCTAATGATGGTTGGAATTATAGAGGAAGAGGTCATGTACAAATCACTGGACGTGATCAATATGCTAAGATAAGTCAAGAATTATACGGTGATGATAGATTAGTAAAAAATCCAGATTTAGTTAATGATCCAAGTGTAGGATTAAGGGCATCGGCAGCATATGCTAAGTTATATGGAAACGCACATAAAGATCAAAGCGCAAATGCAACTGATAGTTTGAATAGAGCATTAGTTACAGTTGGAGGCAGTGCAGAAAAATATAAGCCAGGTGGCCGTATGTATCAACAACAAATTGATGGTATTAATACGTTTGCGCAAAATTTAGCAGACCCAAAATTTAAACAACAGCATGACCAACATTATGCAAGTGTAAACTTAGCTAATACACAAGCAACTAAGCCACCTTCTACTACCACACCTGCAACACAAGTAGCTAAAACTGAGCCTGGAATGCTAGATAGACTTAAATCATTTGGACAAGAAGTTGGTCAAAATATCGGCAATGTGTTAATTAAACCAGCACAAGCAGGTACAACACCTAGTTTTGCTCCAGGCTCTCAAGGATTACATATACCATCTACAGGATCTAATGACACAAAAGCTAGTACTGATTCTACAACACAGGCAAAGCCAATAAAATGAGAGCCGTAGATTTTATAAGTGAACTTTACGAACCAGAAACTAGTTTTCCATTAAACTGGTATCCAAGTCATGATCCTAGTGAAGCATCAGCTAGAGCATATGATAGAAACAAAGGTTACATTGATATTAAATTCACACCAATATTAGGTTCTGATGATATGGTTGAAGTTGAATTTAGTCGCAACGATAGTTATGACATGACTGGTGGTGGTGATGCTAACAGAGTATTAGGAACAGTGTTACAAGCATTTCGTGAATATCTACAAGGATATCAACCTAAAATACTAGTATTCAGTGCAAAGGGCGCCAGCCGTAGTAAAGTGTATCAGAATTTAATAAAACGATTTGCAAGTACTGTAGGTTACAAACAATTTGATATTAGTAAATTAAGTCCAGAAACACAAGAAAAAATAGCCTTTAGTGGTAGTGATCTTATGGTTCTTAGAAAGTCTGTAGTGGATGAAGATACAACCACAGAGTCTACTAGTCCTACTATTACCATTAAAGATGCAAAAAAAATTCTATCGGCAATGGGTTTTAAACCAACTGGCAGAAAAAAAGGCAGTCATGATATTTGGAAGGACTCATTAGGTATATTATTTACTGTTCCTCTTTTCGGAAAAGACTTAGAATATGGAGTTACTAAAAATCTACTTAGGTTAATGAAAAACAAAGGAGTCAGTATTAATTCTACCACTGTGAGCGAAATGGCTGGTGAGATTCATGGTGGCGTTCGTAAAGCACTAATAGATCAAGGCTACAAATATTTAGGTAGTGGCATTGATAAACAAGCATACTTAGAACCAAGTACAGGTCAAGCATTAATTATTTTTGGTTATAGAAAGAATATTGATGATTTTAGTCCTGATCAAAGAATGTTTATTGATTGGATTAAGTATTGCAATGCTAATAAAAATAATCCAAATTTACCAAAATTCAGTGGCTTTGAAAGTTTTCAATTCTATGGCAAAAATTATATACAAGCTAGAATGGAACCATTGCAAGAAGTAACCGATCAAGTAAAGAACATTGTAAATTATCTTGAAACTGTAATAGATGAGATATCACAAGGTGACATAAATGCTGCTTTTGAGTACTTGGCAAAAAAAGGTTATTATGATGAAAAAATAGACTACTTTAAACCTTACACAGTAAAACAAGTTGTAGACTATTTAGGCGGGCTAAAACGAGCAAAAAACTTACTACAAACTGTACATGATGTTGCGATGTTTGGCGCAAAAAACAGATATAACATAGATTTACATTCCGGTAATTATATGCAAAGATCCGATGGAACTATTGTAGTAAATGATCCTTTTGTAATATGGTTGAGGTCCGAATGAGAATTAGTGAAGTAAACCCAAACACAAGCAAAGGAAGTTATGGCAAAGGTCTTAACTTAGCTAGACTGTGGAGTTTACATGCATTAAGTAAGATACAAAATAAGTTTGATACAATTTATGTTATTGGCAGTTGGTATGGTAACATAAGTATCATGTTTGCATTACTTAAGAATTATTTTAAGTTTAATAAAATTGTTAATGTTGAACAAGATAAAAAAGCATTACAAGCAAGTGAAGAAACAATTACTAAATTAGGTATTAAAAACATTGAACCAATGTATGCAGATGCAAACGAACTTGACTATAGACAATTAGGTAACAATGGTTTAGTAGTTTGTTTTAGTTGCATGAATATAAGAGGTACAGATTGGTTTTATAATATACCAGACGGTACATTGGTTATGTTACAAGCTAGAACAAATGATTTAAAAGCAGTTACACAATTTAAAAATTTTAACGACTTTGCCAATACATATCGTATGTCCGAAATACTACACACAGACAAATTAAATTTATCTGACCCAGAAACTGATTACGCTGCTTGGTTATTGATTGGAATAAAATGAGAGCAAATGAATTTATAATTGAATACAGGCGTGATGTAACTATACAAAAGTTAGGTCAAGCGTTATATCAGAAAATGATAAATGACAGAACCGTACAAAGAATATACGGTGATGATCCATTACAAAATATAAATCCAAATGAGATAATTGAATTTGGTATTGATAGATTCCAAGAGGCTGATCCTACACCAAACAAACAGTTTGTTGCTTGGTTAGTGAGATTATACGCAAAAGATCCTACATTTAAGTTTGAAGATGTACTAAGTCAAGTTCATCCTTACTTAGAAAAATTCTATAAATTAAACATGCGTAAGAAAATTCCTAGTCCACGCAATGATGTAAATCGTTATAGTAGCTTTGCAGATTTTATGGGCGTAATGGATGAATACGAAGATCCTGATAAAGCAGAACTAAAAGATAAAGGTCGTGCATTTACATTATATGATGATGAAAATTGGCGTGTAATTGTACCAGAAGATGTACATGCTTCATGTTACTATGGACAAGGCACACGCTGGTGTACTGCTGCTACTAAAGGTAATAATATGTTCAAATATTATTATGGCATCGCACCATTACTTATTGCAATACCAAAAAAGCCTAAATACCCTGGAGAAAAATATCAACTACATTTTGGTATTTCTATTGATGATCAACCAGTAAGAAGCGATGATGATGCTATGGATTATGCCCGTCAATCAAGTGACTATGCTGGTTACGATTGGGATGAAGTGGCCGATTCCGATGATTTGGATATAGATTTTGAATATGGTCAAATAATGGATGAGCGAGATAATCCTGTAGCAGGCCCAACCATTATTACAAGAATGGGCGATAGCTGGGAAAATATGCTTGATGCTTACATCAATAAATTTCCTAAAAATCGTTGGCAATTAGAAAAGAATTTAGAGGCACTGGATACAGGGTTTATTTAAATGAGAGCAAACGAATTTATAATAGAATCGTTTCCTGGTAGAAACAAAAACAAAATATATTCTTTGTTGATAAATTCTGTTGATTCTGGACCATTTGACGGCGGCTGTGTTATTTTCGCTAGAGCATTACAAATTAAACACGGCGGTGATATCGTTGTATTGACAGGTAAACATGGTGCAGATCATGCAATATTGAGTCTTAATAGAAAATTTGTTGATGCTGATGGACCTGCTGAACCAAACCAATTTATAAAAAGATTCATGCAAAATGAACTTGCAGAAATAACCGGAGTCCGTCCAATTAAGGATAATGATTTACCAGACGCTCCTAGAAGTGAAGAACTATCACAACAAATAGCAAAACTATTGTAACCAAAAGTAGTTGTTTATTTTACACATCTATGCTATACTATATAGATGATCAAATTACTCTTTCCCTTACCCAAAAAAGTAGTTATCGCATTCAGCGGCGGTGTGGATAGTGTAGCTGTTGCTGATTTCTTGCGTAGGAAACATGATGTAACATTAGCATTCTTTCATCATGGTACAAAAACAAGTGATTGGGCACATACTTTTGTGCAAGACTTTGCTGGTGCAAGAGAGTTACCACTGGTAGTTGGACATTTAACTAAACCATATCCAGATGGTGTAAGTAGTCAAGAGTTTTGGCGTGATGAACGGTATAAGTTTTTAGAGTCATTTAAAGATCCAGTTGTTACTGCGCATCATTTAGATGATTGCGTAGAAACATATATTTGGTCATGTATGCATGGTAATCCAAAAGTTATTCCTTCACAACGAAACAATGTATTACGCCCGTTTCTTACTACATCAAAAGCAGATTTAATTGATTGGGCAGAAAGACATGAATGTGGTTGGATTGAAGATCAATCTAATACTGATACCAAATACATTCGTAACTATATCAGACATGAAATGTTGCCACACGCATTACATGTTAACCCAGGGTTGCCAAAACTAGTTAAGAAACTGGTATTGGATAAACAAAAACTTGCAAACACTGCAAACAATAGTATATAATTAACATTCATTTTTATAGGAGTCTCAATTGGATAATAGAACCTTTTCCGCAGAACAAAAACTTAAACTAACACAACTCATCAACGAAGGCATGCAAGTTATGCACGAAGTTGAAACACTTAATGGTGGACTAAGCGACACTATCAAAGCAGTAGCAGAAGAATTAGAAGTAAAACCAAGCGTACTTAAAAAAGCTATCCGTGTGGCACACAAAGCAGAATTCGGAAAAACTCAACAAGAGCAAGAACTCTTAGAAACTATCCTTACGACCGTAGGCAAAACGCTTTGATAGATTGTGTATCAGGTATATTTACTTGGATAAAAGATGATTGGACATCAAACCGTATACGTTTTGTTGTTGAGCTCCTTGCTTGGGCACTTTCTATTGGATGCGCCATCGCAATGGCGTTTACGGTACCCAATCCTCCACTCCTTATTCTATATCCTGTTTGGATTACTGGTTGTGCTATGTATGCTTGGGCTGCTTGGAGTCGTAAATCCTTTGGCATGCTGGCTAACTATATCCTGCTCACCACCATTGATACGATTGGGTTGGTAAGGATGCTTACATGATTGCATTAACTATTCTAAGTTACTGGATGGGTATGGCAGTTTTTATGTGGATAGTACTTTATGGATGTTTATCTTTCGCAAGATTGTGCGAATATGTTGTTGACTTTTTCAATAGAAAATAATAAAATACAAATATGAGTTATGTTGATGCAATACACGACCGCGATAGCGATAAAATTTATGTTGTAGAAAGAACACCAGAAGGTAAACGGGCCTATCGTGAATATCCTGCAAATTATGTATTCTATTACAGTGATCCTAAAGGTAAATATCGTAGTATCTATGGTGACCCAGTAAGTCGTTTTAGTTCACGCAAGCGTGGTGAATTTGAAAAAGAACGTAGAATACAAAACAGCAAGAAACTATTTGAGAGTGATATCAACGTAGTTTTTCGTTGCCTCAGTGACAATTACTTAAATGTAGAGCCACCAAAACTTCATACATGCTTCTTTGACATTGAGGTTGACTTTGATCCTGAAAAGGGGTTTAGTCCAACTAGTGATCCCTTCAATCCAGTGACAGCGATTTCGTTATACTTAGATTGGTTGGATCAATTAATCACATTGTGTATTGCACCACGACACATGAGTGATGAAACTGCATGGGAAATAACAAAGAAATTTGAGAATACACTGTTGTTTAAAACTGAAACTGAAATGTTTGAAACATTCTTTCAGTTAATTGAAGATGCAGATGTAATGACTGGCTGGAACTCAGAAGGATATGATATACCTTATATGGTAAATCGTGTCACACGTGTAATGAGCAAGGATGACACACGCAAGTTTTGTCTGATGGGTCAATTGCCTAAAGCACGAACATATGAACGATTCGGTAAAGAAGAACAAACATTTGACTTGATCGGAAGAATTCATATGGACTATTTGCAATTATACAAAAAGTATAATTATGAAAGTCGCCACAGTTATAAACTAGACTTCATCGGTGAGATGGAAGTTGGTGAAAACAAAACACAGTATGAAGGCACACTTGATCAGTTATATAACAAAGACTGGGAAAAGTTCTTAGAGTATAATCGTCAAGATACTATGTTGTTGGTTAAAATTCACAACAAACTTAAGTTCTTAGATTTAGCAAATGCACTGGCACACGAAAACACTGTACTGTTGCCAACAGTTATGGGTTCAGTTGCAATGATTGAGCAAGCAATTTTTAATGAAGCACACGAAAGAGGTTTAGTAGTTCCCGATAAATCACGAAAGGATCACAATGATGAACAAACCGCAGCAGGTGCCTATGTTGCTACGCCGAAAAGGGGAATGCACGAATACGTCGGAGCAGTTGATATCAACTCGCTCTATCCCTCGGTTATTAGAGCCCTTAACATGGCGCCAGAAACAATCGTCGGTCAAGTTAGACAAACCCTCACAGAACAATACATGAGAGAAAAAGGCAAGCTTCTTGCTAGCCAAAAGAAAAGATATAAAGAAGGTGACGATGACGTTACTGGAGCTATCTTATGGGAAGGCTTATTCGGTGCATTAGAATACACTGCTATTATGAATCAAGAACGCGGTACTATGTTAACTGTTGACTTTGAAGATGGTCGTAGTACTGAAATGAGTGCTGCCGAAGTTTGGAAGATGATATTTGATAGTCATAAACCTTGGATGCTTAGTGCTAATGGTACAATATTTACTTACGAACAAGAAGGCGTGATTCCCGGTCTACTGTCACGCTGGTATAGTGATCGTAAAGAAATGCAGAAGAAACTAAAAGAATCAACAACCGACTATGACAAAGAGTATTGGGATAAACGTCAGTTAGTCCGAAAGATTCTACTCAACTCTGCATATGGCGCACTATTAAATGAGCATTGTCGTTTTTATGATAAACGAATAGGACAGAGTGTTACGTTGTGTGGTCGTCAGATTACTAAACACATGATGAGTCAAATTAACGAATGTATTGCAGGAGAATATAATCATGACGGTGCTGCTATTGTATACGGTGATACTGATAGTTGCTATTTCTCTGCACTTCCTATATTGAAAGATGATATTGCAAACGGTGAAGTACAATGGAACAAAGAACTTTGTATAACACTATATGACAATATTGCAGAGCAGGTAAATGAGAGTTTTCCTGCATTTATGGAACGTGCATTTCATACAACAAGAAAAAATGGTGCTCTTATTAAAGCAGGTCGTGAATTGATTGGTGAACGTAGTATCTTTATCACAAAGAAACGATATGCTATAAACATCTATGACAAAGAAGGTAAACGTAAAGACGTAAATGGTAATACAGGACAAATTAAGGCTATGGGTCTTGATTTAAAACGTGCAGACACGCCTAAATACGTGCAAGACTTTCTAATGAGTGTATTAGAAAGGGTATTAGACGGTGCTGATCGTAATGAAGTTGTTGTAATGGTAAAAGAATTTAAAAACTACATGCGCAAGCAAGATAGTTGGACTAAAGGATCTCCAAAAGGTGTCAATAATCTTACAGCATATAGTGAGAAAGAAAAAGCACAAGGTAAAGCAAACATGCCTGGACATGTGAGAGCAGCATTAAACTGGAACACATTACGTCAGGCTAACAGCGACAACTACAGCCAAAAAATTGTTGATGGTATGAAAATTGTTGTATGTAAGTTAAAACCAAATCCACTAGGATTTACAAGTATTGCTTATCCAACTGACGAATTACGATTGCCAACTTGGTTCACAGAATTACCTTTTGATGATGCAGCAATGGAACAAACACTAATTGATGAGAAAATAGACAACTTGCTTGGTGTACTAGAATGGGATATTAGACAAAGTACAGATGTAAGCACAGCTTTTGATGATTTTTTTACAATAGGTTAAATTAGTTTTGATTTTTGCAATAAATTCCACTATAATACGTAAGATATATTCCTAAATACTTTAAAGGAGAAAATAATGAAGGATAATTTACAAGACTTAATAGCTCATATTCATGGGCTAGCAGCTATTGACGTAATAAAAATTGTTGGTACAGATACATCTACAAATTTTTCTGCAGTATCTCAAGATAAAAATGGAAGAATAGTTATAGAAGGACAATTACTAACTCCTGATCCAAACTTCATTGGTACGTTTGGTATGCCTAATCTAGA